ATCTTCAAATCTAACATTTGTAAAAAATTCACTATAAGAATTATTTATACTTAATCTAAAACTACCTCCTGTACTAAATTTAATTTGGTCGCTTAAAAACTCTAATTTAGTATCTATATCTCCTGTGTGCAGAATAGCATCAGATACATATAAACTAGGAGAAACAAAAATACTGTCTGTAAAAGTGCCTCTTTCAGCTTCTAAATCACCTATAACTAAATCTGCTTTAGTATATCCTGTTCCACTTGTGTTTACTGTTGTAGTAGGTTCGTCTTCTAATCCTTTAAACAATCTATATTTGCCTGTTAGAGCTTCTCTAAACAGTCCTGAGTATAGTGTAGTACCTGAAGGAGTATATTTGCCATAAAAACCTATGTCAACTGCGTCTGTAGAGGTGTTATTATTTGCTAGTACAATTAAAGGGTCTTTTACTGTTAATGTATCTGTTCCTACTGTTGTTGTACTTCCTTCAACTACTAGGTTTCCAATGACTGTTAAATTGCTACCTATTTTAGCATCTCCAAAGACGTGAAGGTTTAATCCTGATTCTGGAGTTACACCTATTCCTATTTGTGTTGTTGAGACGTATAATGGAGTAACGTTTCCAAGTCCATCTGTTATTTGTTTTGCTGTTGTTCCTATTGCATCATTGTCTATTGACTTTAATAACGCATCATAAGTATTTTTTATTTTCGTGCTTGTTAATGTAGCCATTATTGCTTTTTAAATAAGTTAATAATTTTTTTACGTTCCCCTTTTTAGGTTTGTAAATCTTCTTTATAATACCCATCCGTTAAATGTTGCATCTTTGTCAGGATTTATATCCTCATTTGTGTTACTTGTATATTCAGGAAATAAATTTTGATTGTTAGCCATATAATCTATAAATCTTCTTGTATAGTATTCTGCAAACTCTCTTTCTTTATTTACTAAATAATCTACTTCATTCTTAGATACTGTTTCACTATTTTCAGATGAGTGTTTAAATACTCCTCCATTCTTTACCTGGTAAGCTGCAAATGGCAAATAATCTACCATAGCAAAATGAATAAGCATAGGTTGAATATAAGTATTTACTAAACTTAGATAATCTCCTGTTAAAGTATCTGCTATAATATCACTACTGATCTTATTATATAAATCACTTCCAAGATAATTCCTAACGTGAATCTGTTGAGCTATTTTGATAAACTGAATAAATTTATCTACATCGACATTACCATCTATGATAGTATTTCTTTTAATGTCTATTGGTTTTATGAATAATGCTGTTGCCATATCTTATTTAAAATTTGGGTGATGTCCATCGTTAGGCATATCTTTAGGAGCTATCTTTGCTTTTTTATGTCCTGCAGGAGTTGGTGCATATGATTTAGGAATACTATTTACTTCATCGTAGTTTTGTATTGATTTTTTCATTGTCTTAGATTTTAGTCTATACAATACTTCACTCCAATAATGTCCACAGTTAACTCCTCCTTTATATTTAAATAAATCATATGATTTGCCTTTATGTCCAAATGACTTATTTACTCCTGCTCTACTAGCTTTGTCTATATCTTCAATTCTATATACTACTTTTCTATTACTTCTACCCATCATAATTCTACAGAATTGTCTTGACTTTCCTGAAGAATATTTCTCATTATATCTGTACCTTACTTTGTATAAAGATTTATCTAAATAACTAAATCCTGATTTTTTAGAATCTATACTTTTCTTTTCTAAATTCTCTTTTTTAGATTCAATTAATTTACTAGCCCATTCTTCTTCACTTTCATTATCTTCTTTATGTTCTCTTGCATCTACTTCTTCCCATCTATTAGACATTGTTTCTCCTCTAAGTTCGTCAAGAATAATATCAAACTCTTCATCTGTCAAATCTTCACTTAACTTAACACCTGTTTCTTCTTCTTTAGTTTCTTCATCCTCTACATTATCTAATTCTGTAAATTCTAAAGGTTGTAAAGTCTTAAAGTATAAATGAAGCGATATATTGTTATAAGCTAATATTTTATCAAAAGCATCTATTAAAAGATGTTGGAAAGGTCTTATAACAGTATTGTCCATAAGCGTAGAAGCTGTTTTAAGCTCCTCTGCGTTGTTTCCTAACCCTGAGTTATCTTTAATACCTAAAAGCATCGGAGAAACGACCCTATGAGCTACCATTATCTTTTTAGTAGATTCTTCAGACAAGAATTGATACTGATTATGTGCATCACTAAGTTGGACAGGTTCTATACTTGCAGCACTTTCTGCATTGTCATTAAAAGCTAATATGAACTTACCTGCATTACTTGACCCACTAAATTTGTTGTATATTCTTTGTTCTATAAGTCTTCTTTCCTCTGCATTAGGAGTACCATTATTAAAGTTAATTAACATTGATGGACTCATACCATTTAAGATGTTGTTTAAATGAAAATTAGATACTTCTTCTTCAAGCTCTGCATATTGCAAACCTCCTTGATAATCTACAGGACTATAGTAATAATATCCTGAACGATATGGTTTAACATATAATATTTCTATAGCTTCCTTGCTTGTACCAAATGCAGGTATTCTTAAAGGTTTATCAGAAGGTCTAATCTTATTCCAATCTTTCCAATAGTAATATGCTTCTATATCTCCTTTCTCATTACACTTCTCTGCTCTAAGTGTTTCTACAGGCATATGCTCTATCTGTGCAATCTTAGTTCTATCCTTAGAGTATATTACCTGTATTGCACATTGTCCCATAAGTTTTAAGTCATATGCTAATCTTCTTACACTATCATTGTCAAATAATGAAACCATTTGTGCATATTGATCTGGTTTTTTATTAGAATTAGTAGCATCTAATCCTTTACCATATATCATAGAAGATACAGCGTTTATTATGGCATTGTTAGTTGGACTTCCATTATATCTGTCAATTAGATATTGAAAGTAGTTGTTGTCCTCTCCATAAGAAATCCAATCTCTATTGCTAACTTCTTTTATTTTAGGACTTGTGTAAGTGCTTAAATTTACTATTCTTAAATCGTTCATATTATTATGTAATCGTTATCGTGAGAACCTGCTGTAGAATCAAAAGTATATTCACCATTATTTATTGAATAATAGTCATTACTTGATTGATCTATAGTTTGGTCTGTGCAAAATACTTTGTCTTTATATATTATGTTAGAAGATGTATCTAATAACTCTATGTCATAAGTTCTACCTTCTTTTAATATTGAATTTCCTGAATCTGTATATTCATTAGAAATACTTAGATAGTTTCCATCTACTGATGGAGTTACTGTAAAACTAAATTCTTCATTCAATGAATCGTCTCTTACTTTTAAAGTAGTAGAAGAAGTCACATAACTTCTAGGAATTATCTTAATAGTCTGAGCAGATGCACTTGTAGTAAGTTTCTTCATACTTATATATCGAAAAAAAAACTATATTTTGTGTTAAATGCAAAAAAAAAGAGGACATATAGTCCCCTTAATTTTCTAACTTAATGATTTATTATCCATTATTAGGAGTAGCAGGTGAAATCTTAGCCACATTCACATTATCAGTCACATCAGTTTTATCTGCAAGGAATGCAGGAGCTGATACTTCTTGAGCAATTAATGATAAAGAGAATGAAGATGCATCTCCCAGAGCAGCTCCACTTGTGAAAGAGCCACCAGATACCTCACATCCGTGTTCTCTACCCATTAAAAAGAAATTACCATTATAGTCTTCTATTACGATTTGTGGTCGTCCTAAAGCTATAATCTTTAATTCTTCTTGTGTTTTACTATCTAATAGTTGTAATGAAATATTTAAAGTTGATTCAAAGAAAGTAGTACCGTTTTCTCTTGAACTGTTTACTGCAGTCTCCATAGATGAACTTCCTTTAAGGTCGTATTGAAAAAAGTCAGGAGTTCCTCCTATATCTACTTTTTCTGCATCTGTTGAATTGTCAGTAACAGTAAGACCATAATCTGAAAAGTAAACTGTTTTAAGTCCACCGACAGAAGATTTACAAGGTATATTTCTTCCTGTTGTTAATGTACAAGCCATATTATTATAATTTTTATAAGAAAGGGTAAGCAGGTATATACCCTACCTACCCTTCTATGTTAAACAATTTATTAAGCTAATGTCAATAAAGATAGGTCACTTCCTATTCCATATTGTACACCTGCTGAGAATCTCATTACTACTCTTACGTTTTGAGAACCATCTAGGTCAGCCATATCTAATAACTTAACTTCGTTGTGGTCAGATAAAAGACCTGTACCAAAGTAGATGTTAGATTTTTGTCCTGCTACGATGTGGTTAGTTGGCATACCTGGAGCTAATACTACTTCAATTCCATCGAAAGAAAGTGCATTACCTTGATTGTACCATAAACCACCTCTTGCATCAACACCCGAACCACCAACACCATTAGCAGCATATCCTCCTAATTGTCTGATGTATGATTGCCAAGCGATAGTTGGAACATATATTTTTAAATCTTCTTTTCCATAAACTGCAGAAGGTAAAGAATCTACTACGTTTTCTAAAAGACTAATTATATTAGTTGAACTAAAAGCAGTTTCACCACCGTTAGCTGCATCGTTAACGTCTCCGTCTGCTGCTGCTAATACTGTGATTCCATCAAACTCTCCAGCGTTTCCGTTTACACCTGCCCAAATGTTTTGCTCATTCTTTTCTGCTACCAATCCTGCAACGTGTCCGATTAAGAAATCAGAAAACTTTGGAGGTAATTTGTCATTTAAAGAACTGTATCCCATAGAGATTGCTTCCCAATCTGAGATAAAGTCTTGCTTACAAAGCTCAAGGTTTACTTGGAATTGCTCTGGTTGTAAGATTCTTTCTGTTAAAGTAACAGTAGCTGTGTCAGTAAAGTCACAAGAAGCGTCTTTAATAACGTTAGAATCTGTTGCTACTTTTTTGATAACATCTTTAAATTTAACGTTAGGTTTAATTTCGATGTTTCCTCTTTCTAATGTAGGAGAACTTAATAGAGCAGCAGAAATATACTTCCCTGAAAACTCACCTGCATAAGTACTTGTTATTGAAACTGTAGTTGCCATAATTTAATTTTAATTTTTATTAATTTTTATTTGAAATTTGCTATTTTATTATATACTATATCTTTAGTTGTTAAGTTTCTCTTTTCAGAATAAACAACTTTATTTAATTCTTCTTTTGCTTCAGGAGAATGCTTGATAGGTTCAGAAGCAGGTTTAGATAATTCTTCTTTTAGAGCTTCATCTTCTTGACAAGCAAGTTCTGTCAATTTATGTGACATTAATTCTTCTTCCTTTTGCATTTCTTCTTTCTTACCTTCTTTCATCAATTCTTTGATTTCTTCTACCATAGATTTGATTTCTTGAAGTTCTTGTTTAGTTGCGTACTTGTCTTCTTCATTAAGTTCTTCTTCAACTTCTTCTACTTCTTCTTCCACAACTTCTTCTTCTCCACCTTCTTTGATTTCTGAAATAATACCATCTTCTGCTATTACTAAGATTTTACCATCTTCCATTTCGTACTCTCCAATAGGTAAAGCTACTTTCTCGTCATCAGTTAAGATAAATACTTCTTTTCCTGATTCGAATGATTCTGCTTCTAAAACAGTACCATTTTCTAATTTAGCTTGAGCAAGTTCTACTTTTTCTTCTGTAGATAAATCTACACCCAAGACGTTTTTAATTTGATTTAACATTTCCATAGGTTTCATATTAATATATCGTATTTAGTTAATTATTTTGCATTTTTAAGTATCTCTATTTATACTTCCTATCCCTTGTGCGTGTAATGAACCATCACAGCATTTAATACTATAGGTTTCTTTATCCCAACAAAGACAAGCTCTGTTTCCTCCTTGTGGACTTACATTATGTGTAGTATCATCCATATTATTTGATTGGTATGCAGTAAGGAGCTTTAAGCTCGTGTTGTTCACAAGGCATAAACCATACTTTACCCTCGTATTCGTGTTCGTGGTAAGAGTTACACCCCATATCTTCAGCCATCTCTATAGCTTTCTCTTTTGTGGAGTATGCTAACCTATCATCTATTATAGCATAGTCCTCATTTATCTTCATAGAAGCTAACTCTAATTCTTTAAGTTTAGATTCACTCCATCTCTTTGCTGCTAATCCTCCCCATAAGTAGAAACTTATAGTTCCACATTTAGAATTATCACTTGGGTCAAAGTATTCTTCTGCTCTTGACAAATAAGAATACATTCTTTTTATAGTTTCTTTACTTATTGGTTTACCCTGTGCAAGTTGTGTAGCTCTAATCTTACCAACTTGTGTTGCACACTTATTGTTTACTTTCTCATTTAGCTCTAATCCTTTTTTAGCATTATTCTTAACTGCATCAGGATAGTCTGTATAAGATTCCATTATCATCTTCTTTCCACTCTTAGTTCTTTTGTCTCCTTTTATAATACCTCTAATAGTAGATAACAATTCTTTTGCTTCTTCTTCCTCTATTTCAGCTAAGTCGTTTATAGTTGCATCTTTAGGTCTTTCCATTTTATCCACAAAGTAGCCTTCTATAGAAAATCCTTTAACCTTACCAGTCTTTACATAGTCATTCCAAACATCTTCATTGTTTACTTTTACAGTACCCATCCAAGTGCCTACAGGAACTTCCATATCATACTTCCTGGATTTATCGTGAACAGTATCTTCTACTATCCAGCTTTCTACTAAAGACAAACCATTTAGAGAATATTGATGCTCTAATGTTGAGTTGTTTTGATTGCCTTTCATTAAATACATTTGGGATGCTTTTAAAACCGTATCTTTGGAGAAGTATATATAATATTCATCCTCTCCACTCCTTCTATATATAGGTTTGTTAGGGATTAATAAAGCTCCCATTAAGATTCTTTTTTCTTCGCTAACTTCTGCTAATTTTATTTCATCACTTTTTAAAGCAACAAAATCTTCTTCTATTGCAGGATTCTCTACAATGCTTATTGCTTCAATCCCATTTAGCTCCTCATTTTCATCTAAAATAAGTTCTACTATTTTCATATTTATATATCGTTTTAAAATTAATATTTTGTATTTTATCCTATAGTTGCTCCACTTACAATATTTCTATCTAACTCCTGAGCAGTAGTAACATCATTACTAACTACAAATGCTTTTACTGGTTGTTGTTGTTGTGAAGCTATTGCTCCTGCTAATTGATTAGAACCTGATGTACCTACTACATTAAATGCAGGAGGAGCAGAGCCTGTTGGAACTTGTGGACTTTGTATAGAACCACCCCCACCACCTGCTCCAAGTGAAGACGCTACAGATTTACTTTTACCTACTGCTGCACTAATAGAACTAACAATGCCTACTGCTTGTAAAGCATAAGCAATTAACATTGGTATGTTTTGTGGAAAACCTATCTTAGCAGTTTGTGCAGTACCTTCAGAAAGTGCAACTCCTGTTCTTGATGATGCTAATGTAGCAAAAGTAATAGTCTTTCTTGCTTCTTGTATCATCTCTTGTGCAGCCATAACTTGTTTAGCTATAAGTGCAGCCTTACCTGCAGCACTCTCTGCTCCAAATAAAGCAATAGCAGAGTCAACAGATGCTTTCTTAGCAGCAGTTCTTCTATTCTCAATATCAATATCCATTTGTAAAATTCTCTGTTTTTCTTGTTCTACTTTTTTAGCATTTTCAGCATCTTCTTCTTCTTTTTTCTTTTGTGCTTCTTTAGCTTTTTTAAAACCATCTTGTATGAGTTGCTCATCTACTTTAGCTTGTTCTTCTTTTACACGTCTTTGTTCATCTTCAATAGCTTTTAATGCTGCAGCTTCTTCTGCTTTTAATGCTATAGTTTGTGAAGTAACTTCTTTTTGTTTTGTAAGTTTAGCAGTTTCTAATTGTATAAGTTCTGCTTTTAATCTTGCTTCTTCGTCTAAATCTTCTTTAGTAGATGCAGATAATGAGTTTTCTAATTGCTTAGCTTCTAATCTTAATCTAGATGCTGCTATTTCTTTGTTTGTTATTTCTTCTTCTATTCTACCTGCTTCTTCTAAGAAACCTATTCTTTCTTCTACTGAAAACTTTTCTTTATTTACTGCTTTCTCTAATAAGTCTGCTCTAGTTCTATTTGCTTTTGCTCTTTGTACTTGTAAATCTCTTTCTGCTTTATCAGCTTTAGCTCTCATATCTGACAACTCTCCTGCTATAGCTATTTCTTTACGAGTTTCTTCTCCAAAGTTTTTAATACCTTCAGTTACTTTAGCTATAGATTCTGCAGCTTCATCGAAATTACCTGTTACAAAAGATAATATAGCATTACCAAAGTTTCCTAATATATCTGTTACATTTCCTATAACTACTGTAATTTGATTTAGCCATTTAGCAAATTTATTCTGACCTTCTTCTGAATTAGTTAATGCTGTAGCAACTGCACCAATAGCCAACGCTATAGCTCCAAATAAACTAGCTTTTAATAAGCCATTTACAGTCATTAATCCTTTTGCAAACTTCTTGACTGATTTTACACCATTCTTAAAACCAGATACAAGACCACCTGTCATTTTATCTCCTGCATCATCAATAGCAGATAAATCTTGTTTAGTTTCCTTTAAGTCTTTATTAAGATTCTCTACTTGCTTCTCAGCTTCTCCACTTTTTACATCAATGTCTATTACTACTTTTTGAGCCATTTTATTTCTGTTTTTATTTGTTTGAATGTTTCACTAAATGTTTCAGGAAGTTTATACTTACCTTGAGCTATTCTTATATTTTCTGTATCTCCTTTTACTAATTGGAGTAATTCTAAAATGTTTTGTATCATACCTCGTTTAATAATTCAACTTCGCTTTCTCCTGTTCCAAGATTAGTTGTTATGCTATTTATCTTATAACTTCTATTGTTTACTACAAACCTGTCTGCTAATGTGTAGTTCCTTAATATCTTTAATGGAAGAAATGCTTTATACTTTGATAATCTTCTTTTAATATCAAATACATCTGTTATGTAAGTAGTATAGTAATCATCAAATAAAGTATCAGTAAATGTATTGTCACTTGTCCATTCATTTAACTCTGCATTAAAGTTTATGTTTATTGCACTTGTACTAGAAGATAAAGCAAAACTATTACTTGGAATATAATAATCATTAGTAGTTTGTTGACCTGTATTTTGACCTGTTAAGAATCTTATATCATCTTGATTTTGTTGATATATAGGATAAAACAAAATTGGTTCACCTATATAAGCATCATCATTATCATCTACACACCATCCTACTTGTATTGTAGTAGTAGTTGTAGAATTACCGTCTCTAAGTCTTTCATACTTCATATGTTCAAATGGAGCTTCAACAGTATATATACCTCCATCTAAGTTTTCTCCACTATTTGCATTATACTCTAATGTTCCCCATCCTATTCCTGAATTACTTAGTTGTTCGTGTTGTAATGCTAACTTAGTACCTAATCCTTTATATTGGAATTGTATTTCTCTATAAGGAAGAGCTATATCTACTTGACTTGAATCTATATCTACATATTCGCTTATATCATAACTCGTACCTCCACTATAAAAACTGTCTAATGTTTGTACTTTGATCTTACCATCGTCTTGTACAAAAGCAGTAAGATTAAACATCTTAAAAACACCTGTAAGAAAGTCTATTACTTTCATTGTAGGTATTTGCTTAGTAGGTAAAAATTCAAACTCAGCAGGAACTGTAAACTGTGTTACATCAAACGTATGAGATTCAGGAACTAATAAATCTGAAAACTCCCAATCAACAGCATTTTCAACACCTGTTTCACCAAACACAAATTCTTCAGTTACCTTTAATAGAACTTTATATGTTCCATTAGGTAAATTCATATCTAATTGTAAATCACTATTCTCAGCACTTCCTGTAGCAAATGTAGAACCATCTCTAGTTACTTCTACTTCATATCTGCTTGTCTCTGCAGAATTAGGTCTTATGTTTAATGTTGTTGAAAGTTTATTTCCTGTTGTGTGTCCAGTTACTATTATTTCTTCTCCTTGAGCAGTTACATTTGTCATTGTAGTGTCTAATCCAAAGTCAACATATTCTTCATATTGTAAAACTTGATTAGGGTCATTAACATCTCCTTTCTTTCTGTGTAGCCACATATACAAACCATAATAAGCATTATTAGTTGTATTAAAGAAATCTGTTGTAAATTCTAATTCAGGATATTGCTCCTCTATTGCTTTTATTATTAAATGTAATCTTATAGCATATTTAAGCTCACCATAATAAACACCGTGATGATGTGAACCACCACCAGAACTATGTGGATATAAATTACCTCCATCAGGGTCAGGATATTCAGCAGTATGATTTACACTATCATAATAAAGTCTAGTAGTATGTGTAATTAGAGGAGCTATTATAGCTTTAGTATAAGAAACAGCATCTACCGTTATGTCATATCCACTTACCAGACCTGTGTATATACCTGCAGAGCTATAAGGTTTTTTAAAGTTATCTAACCATCCTAATGCTTGTAGTGTATCATCTCCTAGTACATCTTTTAAATCTACTGTGTTTCCAAAGAATGTAATTCTATAAGCATAAGGTTTATTGTTCTTCATATCTACTCCCTCTAACTTAATCTTTCCTTTTTCAAAAGGAAGATAGTTTAATTCAATAGTAGAGTTCTTTTTTACTCTTGCATCAAAGCCATCTACTATATCATAATTGTAATAATGTTCAAATACCTTATTATTTCCTTTAGATGCAGGTAATGAGAAGGTCTTAGTAAAGTTTGTAAACACCTTAGCTATGTCTTTTACATTTTGAATAGTTTGAGTTAAAGAAACTGACTCATCCTTAAACATATCCATTCTATTTCCCTCAATATATAATTGAATGTTCTGCATTATCTAATGTCATTTATTTTATTAAACGCATACTCGAAATCTACTGTGTAATTTATGAGCTTGTCATTTACTGATTTCTTAAATTGTAAACTTGATGTATTTAAAGTTATTGGGAGTACTTCTGTGCCATTATCTACCCACACTTGTTCACTTAGCATCATTTGTTTTATAACCTCGTTAAAACTCTCTTGTATAAAGCCTGTATTCATTGTTATAGATTCTTTACCTGTAACGTGAAATTGTCTTATCTGATGTTTCTCTGTGTTATAAGTAGGGTCAGTAGCAAACTCCATTAAGTTTCTTTTATAACTATCTGAATTAGTGTTTATACTATCTATTGACTTTTTATAAAATGGCATTATCTGTAATGCTCCAAACTTATTGTAGAATATAACTTGTAGTTCTTGATACTTAGGTTCACATACTGCTTCAAGTGTAAGTGTTGTTAATTGTGAAGTACCTACTGAGCTTGTTATAGTAATTGTATCTCCTGTTATTAAAGAGTCTGTAGGAGTTACTCTAATATAAACTATCTTTTGTGTAGAGTCTGTAGAGTCACTAACTTGTATATCATTTAAAGTGCTTCCCCAACTAACATCATATAAATTCCAAAAGTCTTCTACTTGTTCCCAAAATACATCAGCTCCTCCTCCTGTTGTAAATTCTATCAATGGTTCTGGTTCTGAAAATACAGGAAATACTATATCAGTTCCTTGTTTAAAATATATCTTAGTATTTGATTGCAGATATTGAGGAGTATAATTAGGAGTTCCTATGATTCTATAATCCTCTCCTGTTGTCATTATATCATTCTTTAAACTAAGTTGAGTATCACTATCTATAGCTGTTATTGTTGTTTCTGTTGTATCTGTGTCGTTGTGAACAGTATCTCCTATTGCTACACTTGTCAAAAAAGTTTGTGTACTGTCTATTAGTTTATAAGCTGTAGTCGTACCTGTAGTTATTGAATCTACTAAAGTGTTTACTGGGTCTATTAAAGTTCTTGGATTAACTCCATCCTCGAAATATCCATAACCATCAAAAGAAAGATAATCTAAGTTCTGTGTTTCACTTCCTGATGTTTTAGTTAGTGTGATGTCTGCTTCTACCCATACTCCATCTGTAGCAAAACTTGCATACTCTGTATTTAGATAATCTCTAATTAATTCTGTGATCTCATATATTACATAGTTGTTAGAACCTATAATATCTTTGCTTATAGTGTATTGTGGAGTTCCAGGTTTGTCTGTTGTAAAAGTTCCAGAATATATATATAAGCTCATTGAAGCTGAACTAAGTGTACCTGTAGCAGGTTCTACTTTTATATAATATGGACTTCTTGCATTTATTATTGTACTCATTCTATTGTTATTTCTATATCGTTTATAAATCCTTTAACTAAATCTTTTGGCAAATCTTTATAAGCCTTTTCAAATGGTTTTGTAAAAAATAAACTTGCTCTTATACCTTTGTCTTTAATACTTCTTGCTATTAGAAAACCTATTGTATTGTAATTACCTTTTGAGTACCTACCCTTTTCATCTCTTAATCTTATGTTCTTTCTTTTTGCCCAATCAGCTAAAGTTTTAACTGGAGGTATTTTAGAAGAAGTTTTAAAACTATATGGACTCTGTGAAGTTGCTCTATCTGCATAATATGCATTAGCTCCTCTTACCCCTTTGTCTTGATAAATACCATATTCATCCATTAAGAACTGAATGCCTGTTCCTCCATTAACTGCTTTATATTTGAAGTCTAAACTATTGTAAAGAGATTTAGAACTATTCTTTTTATTCTTACTTAGATTAGTACGAGATTGTTGAATCACATACTTAGCAAATTTGTTTAATATGTCCTTAGTTTGTTTTAGTCGCATATGGTTATATCGTTTTCAATAAGTATATCCATAGTACAAGCCCATCCCGCTAACTGATTCTCAAATCTTTCAAAGAAAGGTTCACAAGAAGGGTCACCTTCTAATTGGTATTTAGTTGTATATAAGTCACCTTTTCTAAGAACCATAACAAGTTTATTTAAAACTGCTAATTGAGTGTTTAGTATATCGTGTTCATTGTTATTACCTCTAAATAAATCAGTAGTAGCTTCTTTATCTACATCTACTATATCCATAGCCATAACAGTTATATTAAATGCTAGTACCTGTTCTTGCGTACTCACACTATTAACCATTATATGACAAAGAGGAAATATAGTTTGTTTAGATAAATCTATTTCTGTTATATCTCCAGTAGTTACAGTATTTACATTCTCATCAGATAACAACTGTGTTTTAATTGTTTCAGTTAATTGATAAAAACCTCTTATTCCTTGACTCATTTTATTTTACTTTTAAATTGTTTAGCTTCTGCTTCTGCTTTATCCTTCATAAATGATAGCATCATAAAACACTCGTGCATCTTTAACTTAGTGATATTCTCAAATCGTCTAATATCCCCTTGAGCGAGTCCGTAAATTGATTGATACCATCCCCATTTGCTTCCGAATTGAGATATTGCACTAAATTCGTTTCCTGTTTGTCCTCCAAATAATTCATCATAGCTTTCGACAAGTCGATTCCTAAATGATAAAAAAAAAGCACAGAACTAAGAACTGCATCCATTGGCATATTTTGCATCTTCTCAGGATGATCTATATTATATTCTTCTATATTATATTTTTCTGAATACTTATGTTTAATAGGTCTATACAGAACATTCATTGCTCTATGTATATTTTCCCAATCTCCTAAGTAAGTGTCCAGGTCAATGTATTCTCCTAAACTCATTTGGTCTAAGTCAGGTATGAAACCATATTCTACACCATTCATTTTAAACTTTCTAACCAGCTTAGGTTTCTGATTAAACATATCTCCAAGTATTCCTGTAATAGCATATACATCTCCTACCTTCATTTTAAGTGCATCGGTGAGCTTTAAGCCACAGAATACTTCTATCATCTTAGAAGCTAAGAACTTCTCATCTACACTCTTTTCTTGGAGCTTTAGGAACTTTTGGTATTGGTGCAGTCGGATTTCTTTTAAATCATTAGGCACGTTTAATTCTACTTTCATATATATATATCGAAATTTCTAAAGGATTTTTGACATATACATAAAAAAAAAGGGCAACATCTATGCTACCCCTTTTCCAACAAAACAAACATCACTAAATTATTAAATAAAATTTTCTATTTTTATATTTAATATGGGGGGTCTGTGTAGGCTCTCCTGCTCCGTTGTAGTGGTTAAAAGTTGTACACCTTATAGCTATCCACCTTGATTGTTTTGTCGACCCCCCTGTTAAGTTAATTTTTTAATTCATTCATTAAACAAAATTTTTCAAATTTATCTAATAATGTTTTTCTATCATCCCACCATTTTTGATGTTTAGCTTCGTGTTTTTCTCTTATATTAATTACATTTTGTAAATCACTAAGAATATTTTTACAAGTTTCTATATCTTCTCTTATTTCTTTATCTTTTTTAATTAATAAAGTTTTTGAATCATAAGTAAATTTTATTTGTTTTGCTTCGTACATAATTTATATTTTTATAGTTAAAATTAATATTATTGAATATACAACAACGTGAATAGCTATTAGCCATTTCCAGTTATTAGGGTCTTGTTTTAAGAATTTCTTATACATAATTATTTTTTTAGTAATGATTTAGTTAATTCTATTATTAATTCTTTTCTTTTTTCTACAGGCATTTCTAAAGCACTTGCAGTTATCTTTTTAACATATATCTCTTTCATTGATTCTTAATGATTCTAAAGATTGTATCAGCACAAGTTTTAGCAGATATCTCCTTTTTGTTGTGGAGCTTTAGTAATGTCTTTATTAGTTTTTTGTCTTGTTTATTCATATCTAAAAATAAGGGAGGTTTTACCCTCCCATTGTTATTTATATTTTAAATCCTGCTCTTAAATCTCTTACTACTTTTTGTGAAGATACAAATCTACCTTCCTGCATTTCAGACTCCCACTTGTATTTTAACATTTTTTTATGAGATTTATAGTTAGATGCTATCTCAGCTTTTAAATCTTTTTTTAATTGCTGAATTTCTTCGTCCTTATCCATTACTATTTCAGTCATAGTTTGAATACTGATTCTAGCAGTTTCCTTAAAGTCTTTAAGTTCCGTAATAACTTCGTCAGCAGCGTTGGTAATTTTTGATAGCTCATTTTCTAGAGCTTCAATTCTGTTGTTTAAGTAAGTATTGTTTTTCATTTTATATAGTGTTTGTTATTAATTATACAGCTAATATATAACTATTTATTTTAATTAACAAATTTTAATAACTTTTTTTATTGAATAGTATATCTACCTCTGTTAGGGTTTTCAAGTTGCATCATAAGTGCATATCTACAAGCATCAATACAGTCAGGATGAGAACCTGTAGGTTTCTGTATGTTATTACCTTCTTTATCTTTAGCCCATATATATCCTTGTAGTTCTTTGATTAGATTCTTAGACCTGGAGGTTACATAGATTTCATTTTGGTTTATTAGATTGATTCCATATATCACACTATCTCTACCTTTAGTTACTCCTGAAATTTTATGACCATAAGCT